ATCGGCCTGTTACCGTGCCAACCTGATTAAACGATCCATGCAGGCGACCGTCCTTCGTGATCTTCTGCGGCAATGCCTCGACGTACGTCCCGAAAAGCTTCTGCTTCTCGCGATATTCGAGGATCAGAGGAATGCCCTTGTGTTCGCTTTGAAGGAATTTAAGCGCCTTAGCATCGACGGATCCCTTACTCTTGTTCGGGAGCTTTAGCCGATCGTAGAGCAATTCGGCGAGCTGCGGATTCGAGTCGAAGTTGAAGTCCATACTGACCGCGAATACGTCTTTCATTCGATCGAGTAGGACGGCGATTTCGTCCTGCAGGATCCGGCCGAACTCCGTCGAATACTCGAGATCGATCAGGAATCCCGTACGCTCCATTGCGATACTCGCCGGGATCAGCGGATTCTCAATGTTACGATAGAGCCAATCGAGGCGAGGGAGGCGCGAGAAATGCGATTCCTGCCAGCGGAACAGCAGGTTAGTCAGATGACCGTCCTTCGCTGCGTAGTAGCCGCCGCCGCGGTTGTAGTCGACCTCATCGAAAGGTGTGTTCTTGCCGAATAGCTGCTCGTACGTGTACGAATCGTCCTCGTACCCAAATAGATGGCCGTACTTGTTTGCGAGATTTTTCAGCGCGACAGACTCCTCATTCTCATTTAGGAGCTTTTGAGCGATCATGGTGTCCCAATGGATCCCCCGCAGCTTTACGTCGTGTTGAGACAGCATGTGGGCGTCGAAACGGGCGTTATGCAGTACCTTACGAGCCCGCCAATCCTCAAACCAGCCTTTCAGAGCGCCGAACACATAGTCGAACCAATCGGCGACCGCGCTGCTTCCGTTCTTTGCGATCTGCTGCTTATGACCGACCGGGATGTAATAATGTCGATCGATCGTCGGGAGCGTAAAACAGAGGCCGACGATACGGCTCTCGCCGTGACAGTCGAGGCCGTTCGTCTCCGTATCGAGCGCGACGATACTTTCGGCCCATAACAGGGGAAGGAACTGCTTGAATGCGGCGACCGTCTCGATGATCGCGTAATTCTCTGGAAGGATCGACATTTTCTCGAGGATCTTCTCCCGGCGTACCTCGACGAGCAGCGGATGGAGGGAGAGCGCCTCCGACTTGCTGATCGGCTTTCCCGCCTTGTCCGCGGAGCGCTGGATCTCGCCGTTCTCGAGCGCTTCTTTGACCTCGATCGCCCGTTTACGATCCGTATCCGTGAGCTTCGTCTGCAGGATTCCGGCCTTTCGTTTGCCGCTGCCCGGATCGTACCCGTGGATCCATACCTCGTCCCACGTCGGAACGTATTTGGCCTCGGCCTTTTTCTTCTGTGCTGTTTTTGCTTTTGTTTTGTCGAGCTTCTCCTCGATAGGAGGGAGATCGAAATCGAGATTGAGCATCCCGTACTCGAACAGCTCCCCGAGTCCGGCCTCGCCTGTCGATGTTGTTTTCTCGGACATAAAAAAGATCACCTCAGCCCTCTAATATCGAGAGCCGAGATGATCTGTGACGGGAAAGGCCTATTAATGCTGGATCTTGTTCGTGAGGTTGTCGATCTCTTGCAGGATCGGGCCGAGCTGATTCAGCGAGTTTTGGATCTGCTTCTGTGTGTTGTCGACTTGCGACTGCAACATGTTAAACTGCATAGCCAGCATGGCGAGCGACGGATCCTGCGCCTGCTGCAGCATTGTCGAGATCTGCTGCATTTGTACTTCGATCGTGTCGAACTGAGCTGCGGCCATCGACGCCTGACTCAGCAGGCCGCGAGCCGCTGTCACCTGCGCGTCGATCTGGTCTCCCGTGCGAGCTGCTTTCATACCTGTACCGATTCCGAATGTTCCTAGCATTTGTTTGTTCCTCCGTATATTAGAATTTTTAAGATTCTTTAATTTTTGACTTCAGCGGTCACTTCTGCGGTACGCTTATAAAAGATAATCCGCAGGGCGATGATGGACCATAATGCAGTCCAGAACGAGATGTTTGGAGCTCCGGTCCAGAATACCGGGGCCGCATGATTCCACGCGATCATGAGGAAGAGAGGGGAGAGGATGAGGAGGCCGACGATTAACGCCAGCACTCCGACTCCGGCCCCCACAATTCCCGCGGTTTTAACGAATACTTTTTTCATAGATTAAAACCCTCCCGTCGGATCCGGGGATCCGTCTTCAATGGCCGTGACGCCTTCGTCTGCGATGTCAGCGCCGAACACTTCCTCGACCGGGAAGCCTGCTTTTTGCAGCTCCTCGATCTGTTGTTCGAACGTGCGCGGCATGAGCGCTTGATCGTAGATCGCGATATCGACCTCGCCGTCGAATTCGTCGAACTTCGCTTTGTCGTCCGGCTTCATTTTGATGATCGGGGAGAGCGAGTATTTCGTCGCGTTCTTGTCTCCGGTACGCTTGAACGTGAAAGCCAGCTCGTCGAGGCTTTCGGAGTACTCTTCGATCGCATCGATGATTCCGACGGCTTGACCTTTAGAAGCGTCGAACAGGCGGATCATTTTCTCGTCGATGTCGTACAGCGCGAACAGGTAACGCGGCTTACCGTACAACGTGCGGAACTTGTGCAGCGGGTGATCCTCGTCGTCCTTCGTCACGCCCTGAGCGTCGATGTAGGCGACAACTTCGTCATACGCGCAACGGCTACCTGTCGGCAGGATGCATGGCTGAGTATAAATACCCAGTTCGAACGCGCCATGGGATTTGTACTCGACGTATTCCTCCGCGGAAGGAACACGAACGCGGACAGAATCGCCGTCTTTCAAGCGGATATAAAGTTTTTTGAAGTCCAATTTTTTCTTGTTAGCGGATTCTTTCGCTTGCTTACCCCGGTTTGTGATGACACTCATTCTCGTTTTCCCCTTTTTCGTGTTTGATTTGTTTACGTAGGGGATATATAATCCGGGTAGGTAGGACTACTCCTGACTACACCCACCTACGTGATTTCGAGCTCCTTTTGTTTGTCCAAAAAGGCTCGGAAACTCGTTCTTGCCCGATGCACTAACTGCCGGATTCTATCGTTATAGGTTTGGGAGCCGAACGCGATAGCGATCTCGTCGTTTGTGTAGCCATCGTAAAGCATTTGAATAATTTTGCTGTGACGCTCGGAGGATCTGCGAAATCCTTCGAGCGTTTTTCTTGTCCACTCGTTTTCGAGATAATCACGTTCGACGGAGACGGGGGAGCTGATCGCCTCGGCGTAGGATCCGCCGTAAGGGGAGCCGTCCGAACTAGGGACCTCTTTGTCGAGGCTCTCAACAATGCCTGTCCGTTTCTCCGCCGTCTTGTACTTGATCTCGTCAGCAAGCCGACATTTAAAGAATTGATGGAAGCGCTGCGCGAACGTTGACGATCCGTCGAAATTATTCACCGCATCTCCCCGGACTGCCTGCCAGACACTCTCTGAGTAATGCGAGATCATCGTCTCGCGTGGAATCCCATTGTTGCGCTCTGCCTTGACCGCCTCGTTATGTAGCATCGGATTAAGCACCTCGAGCAGCTTCGCGAAATCCTCATCGCTCCCCGTGTTCTTGTACTCCATCACCAATGAACTAACGACCTCATTGTCCAATACTGCCGCCACCTTTCATCCCATCCCTCTGCTTGTACTGTCTTGCTGTTCTCTTGCGCGCTTAAATATCGAAAGAGGGGGAAGGGCGTGACGTATGTTTTAATAAAACTTTTCATCCGCTGTTTGAGTGTCACACTTTTGGGGTATGATATAACGTGTCTACAAATTCGCAAGTATGCAGACGACATATACTGACAATATTTTAACCCTTTTTGCATGTCTGCGTCTATGCTAAAATATAGGAAAAATATTTACCCCTCGAGGAGACTATATGAGAGGAGCCTAGCAGGTGCCACATACGGACAGAGACTTATATATTAAACAGTTTGAGGCCGGAGAATACCTAAAAGATTTACGTACAGAACGAGCTTTAACTTTGGACCAATTATCCAATAAATTAGGAATAAGTAAGACGTATTTACACGAAATTGAGCGGGGGAAAAAGGTTCCTGCTGACGCTCTTATGCGAGAGATAGCTACATTTTTCGACATTAATGAACCCGACTTATTCCAGCGATTCGGAAAAATACCCTTGCACGTTACAGAGCTACTCGAAGCTGTCCCCGAGTTTCAAACCTTCCTAGCCAATATAGAAAAGAATAAAAACCTTACAAAAGAGGATAAATTAGACTTTGTAGGAGAGATCGAACACGTATATAATAAATATCTCAAAGGTAGAAAATAAGCCCGGAGGTGCCTCCGCCATTGACTGCAGAGTGGGATCCCTTTTATAACGTGCAATTACAGCTAGTTGAATGGATAGGACATGACGCTATGGTTTATGTTGAGGATCTTCTCGTATTTCTGAGCGGATTATTCGTAGGCGCGATCCTCATTACGGCTCTTTATGGAAAAATGGCACGAACTGTAAAACGCGAAAACAGTTTAAAAAACGTCCTTCTCGTTAAGACGATCGACGACAACGGCAAAACGGTATACTACATGAACCCGATCGGGGCGAGTACTCTGTTCGACGCGCTAATCGCGTTAATAAAAGCGATGTTGTCTCGTAAAAAGCAGATGAAAATCCGATCGGTAAAGCGCGAGCGCATTGTGTTTTACATAGCTATCTTCCTCGTATTACTGCTCGTTCTCATGGCCTTTTACATGATTGTTACGGTCATCCCGGATCCTCGACTCCCGTCCTAATCTGTTCGCATTGTGTTCGTATCTTGTTCGTGTTTTTTGATTGTACTATAAGAACACCCGTTCGGCAATAGGACCGAACACAAAAAAGGCGACCCCTCAAACAAAACTGAGGAAGTCGCTTATTTTCATTGCTTCGACCAGCTGATCGGCTGGGATCTCGTTAACGTCTTTCACGCCGTCCGGGAGCTGTATTCGTTCCGCGATGAGGTAGCCGGACAATTCGTTCATGAGGATCCTAGCGGCCCGATCGCCTGCTGGATCGTTATCTGTCGCGATGAGCAGCTCCTCGATCCCGGATCCTAGCAGGAGCGTTCGCTGCCTTTTGGAGAGATGAGCGCCGCCGAGAGCGACAGCAGGGAGGCCGTTCGTCCATAGGTAAAGCGCGTCCGTCTCCGACTCCGTAACGAATACGCGTTTGATCCCCCGGGAGATGATGAGATCGAGGCCGTAAACGTGACGACCGATCGGATCCCCTCCGTCCAAATACCAGAATTTTTTATCCGTGACGCTGCGGAATTTAATGTTTATTAGCCGACCGTATCGATCGAACCATGGAAGGGAGACGCCTTTCGTCGATCGATCGTAACCGATCTGAAAGAGGCGCTGTACCTCCTCAGAGATCCCCCGGCGTCCTAGATACGGATGCCGGAATTTGAACGGGTAGAGGATCGACTCGTCGAAGATCCTCCCCGTCATCGGCCCTGTATCTGCTGCCAGGTCGAAATCAAGCTGCAGCTCGTCGACGTCCGAGATAAACGGATCGTACACGGATAGCAGATATTCCTCCGTTTCCTCGTACGTTTCCTGTCTCAGAAACGAGAGCAGCTGTACGAGCGATCCTTTCCGCCACCGATCGTCCGTGGATCCGGAGTCGATCCATACGCCGTTATCCAGCCGGACCGCGAATGACGGACGGCGCTCGTCCCGGAACGGGGAGCAGCTGAGCAGCTTTCCGCCCTTGATCGATTTCATTTTCCACTCGAACTCGTTGAGCTCACGCTCTACGTCGACCGGGAGCTCGCGTTCGCGGATCGTAATCATCGACGTCTAAATCCTCCGCCGAACGATACCCATAACATGAACAGGGATCCGCCGTAGAAGAGAGCAGGGAGGGCGACGATCGCGGCCAGCACTCCGACCCAAAAATCCGGAATCATAAAGTTAATATGCATATAAAATCCTCCTTAATCTTCTTTGGGAGTCATAATCCAGACAACGAACCCGATAAAAAAGCAGATGATTAAGCCGTAAGGCATGGGTATGACCCCCTAGAAATGTGATGTCGCGTCTTGTTCTTTGATATATCCGAGATTGAAGTTACAGGAGAGCTCGATCAGCGTTCCGACGGATGGCTCCCGGGCCTTCTCAACGGAGATCTTCCCTATGCCCTCGGCCTGATCGAACGTGAGGACCGTCGCCGCATCTTGGATCGTTGCGATGGATCCGGAGTAGTCGACCAGCTTCGGAGGCTTAACGAGGCGCGTTTTGTCCTCGTCCTTGCCTTTGTCCTTCTCCGCAGCTCCCGGCGTTTGGTGAACGACGATTCCGGCGACCTTGAACTGTCCGAACAGCTGCCGCAGCATCCGGCTCGTTTCTTCTTTTGCTTCGTGGCCGCCGCGCTTGCTGCTGTGACGAATCAAGCTGAATCCGTCGATGATGACCATCTGAATACCTTCTAGAGTCCGGAGATCCTGCTCGATGACCTCGAGCGTCAGCCCGTGCGGGAGATCCTCCATTGTCTTGATAAGGTATGGCGCTTTCTTGGCGAACTTGCTGTCCGGCGTAAACTTCGCGAGGTACTCCTCCTTATAGCGCTTCTCGGCTACCTTATCGAGCGCGCCGCGGCGTATCTCGACGTTGTTAAAATGTCCGGCTAGCGTATCCAAGCGGAGGGACTGTTGGCGCTGTGAGAGCTCGGGGGAGTAGTGCAGGACCCCGAATCCTGACAGCCACGCTTTGAGGCCGATGTCGGACGCGATCCACGACTTACCGCGGTTCGTGAATGCCATCAGGAGGACATAGTCGCCGAGCTCGAATCCACCGCCGAGAGCCTTCGTGAGAGAGCCGTACGGCGTAGGTACGTACATGAACGTGCGATTTTCTTTCGCCTCGTCGTACCATGCTTTACGGACGTCTCCGTTCTCCGCGAAATTCTGACCGAGAGCGAACGTGGCCGACGATTGACTCGCGATCCGTGCGACCTCGCCGCTAATCCATTCGGCGAACTTTGCTCCGTCGAGCTCCTTGAACTTCGTTTTCGTCTCATGCTGCAGCAGCTCGAACATTTGTCTTTTGGCTGTCTGCGCTTTGAGACGCGTCGCGAGGTATTTGTACCCGTCGACGACTTCCGGGAAGTATTCGAACTCCGGAAAGGAAGCAGCGACCGTCCGATAGTCCGGCGCGGATCCGTTGTCTTTTACGTAGTCACGGACAAAGACGTAAACAGGGGAGAGCGTCGGGAAGTCGTCAGCGCCGACCTTGTATCGGGATAGTTCATGAAATTTGTTTTCGTCGATTACCTTTGAGAGCAGCTGAGCCTCGATCATCCGAGCGCGCCTCCTTTACGATTGTCCTTGCCGACGAAAGAGATCTGCACCGTCATACCGTCGATCCGGCTTGCGATCCGCTCATCTAGCGAACGGGAAATATCGGCGAGAGGGACGTTCGAGGAGAACAGCGTCGCTCGTCCGGCTTCGATTGCTCGCTCGTCGAGGATCTCGTACATCTCCGACAAGAACGCCGGAGTCGCGTCCCGGAGGCCGATGTCGTCGACGGCAAGCAACTCGACGTCGATCATCTGCTGTTTGAGCGTGTAGTATTTCCGGCTCGCTTCTTGCTGCATGTCCGGCGTACCGCGGAATTGACTGTTAAACATGTTTTGAAACTTCGACGCATTGACGAACAGGGCAGGGATCCCGGAGATCTCGCGCTCCTTTTTGACGTGCTGGATCACGCGAGCGACGATGTATTCGTTCAGGATCGCGACTGTTGCCGTCGTCTTGCCCGTTCCCGTTCCCTTCAGATTGTCCTTGTTCGGGATCGAGTAGAAGTAGAAGCCGACGCCCTTGTCGACGTTCTCGACGATCTGCGAGCAGTAGGCCGCGATGATCTTGAACGCTGCAGGATTCTCCGATTTGAACGGAAGGGAGGAGACTTTCGTCCCTGCGTAGTTCGATGGGATCTCTGCGAGACCGAGGATACCGCCTTTACCGCTTTCGCCGTGGAGCTTTAGGAACGGATAGCAGAGGGCCGAACAGTGTTCCGGATCCCCGGCGCGCTTGCATTTGAAGGCGAGGAGACAGTTAGATTCGTTTGTCATATTCCGTTACCTCGCCTTCGCTGAATCTCGGCAACCAATGGGGGATGCCGTCCCGGTCCCACATAGCTGTCCATAGGTGACGGGGATCATCATACGGCGGATGAAGGATCCTCCGACCGTAAACCTCCGACCAGCGCCACCCGTAATCCCGAGCCGCGACCTCAGCGTCTTTCATTCTGTCGCTCATACAGCACCTCCTCCGAGAAGCTGCAGGAGCCTCTCTGTGTCTTGCCCGCCGTGTTCCGGCTCGTCATACCGCTCGACCTGTTTAGAGCGCTCCTGAGCGATCTCAGCGGCCTTGTCGCCTAACCACGATGCGACTTGTCCAAGCGACGGCCGCGGGTAGTCACGATTAGCCCAGCGGCTCTCGTACTCCTCGAACACGATGTCGAGGATCTGTTTTGATTCGTCCGTGCTCCACTTTTTGCGGATCGTCGCAGCGTGACGCATATCCCGGCCCCATGACGTGCTATAATTGACGGAGTATGTCTCGCGATATTTGAGGATAAAATAATCGACGATCTCGCGCCTTGCGTCTGTGACTTTGATTTTCGGCTCGGCTGCAGGAGCCGGATCCTCTCCGGGAGCCTCGATATCCCCTCCGAATATCGCGAGCTGCGACAGCGGAAGGATCGTATAGACGGAATACTCGTTCGGCGAGATCCGCGGATTACGGATCTTCTGACGCTCGATCACCGGACGGCCTTCCCACCGGAACTCGAGCAGCGAGTTAACCCGCTTATTTGCCGTCGTCCGCGAGATGCCGAGGAGATCGGCGATCTGCTCCTGAGTCGGATAGCAGCTGCCGGACTCATCCATAAACGACGCGATCGCTAGCAGGATCGACAGTCGCTCGGATCCGAGCTCGCGGACTAGGCCGTTCTTAAACATCGACAAATACAATTTGAGAAAGATCTTTGTTTCCCATCGCTGGGACAGCACGTCGAAATTTTTGTTCACTTCGACGCTAAACATTTCAGAGCTCATTATTCGCGTTCGCCTCCCCTTGTTTCGGGAATGGAATAACGATGGTAGGGTAACTTTGTGACGCAAGGGAGGGAGAATTTATGAATACGCCGGACGAGCTTCGGGCGGATCTACGGAGAAAATGGAATGAGCTCCCGGAATGGATGGCTGAGACTTTACTAGAAGCGAGCCATCGCATTTTAGATGCTGCGAAGGACGCGAAGGATGAGGACGATCTGAGGGAGAGGCTTAATGATTTGGCGAGGGTAGGCGTCGCGGAAAACCTTATTCGTAAGGCAGAAGAACGCGCGGGAAAAGGAAAAGGCTGACGATTAAGCCGCCAGCCGGGAGAAGAGGAGCAGCTCATCGGCTGCTTCTACTTCGTTTATGTATTTGTCCTCGAGCGCTGCGAGAATGCGAACGTTATGCGCGAGAGCTTCGAAACCGTCCATCTCTACTTTCATCGTCTCGAAACGTTCGTTCATGATCTTACCGTACTTACGGCCGGAGAGCCATGTCGAGGAGTCAGCGGAGAACCATGCGAACTCGACGATCAGGGAGGAGGATCCGCCCAGCCAGTGAAAACGGCCATCAGGGAACGCTGTAAAGATCTTCTCGAACAGCTCGCGCTTTACTTTCTCGCTCAGGCCGACCGTCGCACCGATTGCTACGAAATCGTGATCCGCTTCGAGCAGCTTCGCCAGATCCGCGAGATCGCCCATCGCCGGGAATACCGGAACCGGATTCAAGCCGAGGCTGCGGAGGTATGCGTCGTTTGCTGCCGTCGCTACTTCGTCGCCGATGACGTCGAGCGTGATGTACGAGTGCAAAACGTCTTTGTGCTCGATCACGAATGCCGCGTACTCTTCGACGTTCAGCTCCGCGCCTTTGTTGTGGGCCGTGAATGCGCCGGAGTCGAGCAGGACTTTCAGGCCGAGGCGTTTAACGTGGGCGAATGGATCTTTCTTGCCTTTCAGCCACCAATACGACATAAGAACGAACTCAGCGCCGTTCGCTTTCGCGACTTCGAGATCCTTAACCGCTTTGTCGCAGCCGGAGAAGAAGAAGCGAACGCCGATCACCGTCAGGCGGAATCCCTTCGCGCCTTTCGTAAGCTTGCTCATCCCGTGGAGGATCGCTTTCAGCAGGCCCATGAGCGCGGAGGAGAAGTTCGAGAACGCTTCGAGCTGCTTGCGAGTCATCGTCCGGCGAGCGAACAATTCGCGAATAGCTGCTTTCAGCTTGGCGAGCTCGATCGTGTTGACCATTTTCCCGGCTTCGCTTTTGAAGAACACGCGGCGCGCGTCGTGCTCGACGATGTTGTTAATCGCGCCTTTTCCTGTGCGGAATGTGCTGTTTTTGCGGAACCAGTTTTTCATGCGGCGAGCTGCCATTTTCTCGAATTTGTTCATCGTCGTTCGCTCCGTTTCGTTCATTCGTTTGTCTTGCTTTATCAATATATCAATAAATCGATAAATCGTCAACCCTTGGACAAACAAAATTAAGCCCGAGGCCGTTTAGGCTCCGAGCTGTTTTTTCAAATGGGAGAGCTGTTCGCCGATCTCCATTCCGAGGAGTGGGATCTCGACCTCGAATCCGAGCGCCTGCAGCATTGGGACGAGCGGATCGCGATAGTCGCGGCCCGCGTAGATCACGAACCGGATCTCATTCGGATCGCCTTTCGCCAGCTCAGCGACGACTCGCTCGGCCCATTCACGTTTATCTACCTTACTTTGACCGTTCAGCGTGAAGTCGTAGGGATCGAGCTCCTGCCCCGGCTTAACGAGGCCATGCAGCGCGGACAGGATCCGGAACGGCTGGCCGTTCTTCTCGACGAGCGCGCGCGTCTTCTTGAACAGCTCGCCGAGATATAGATCTTTCGCTGCCGAACGCTCGGCTCGCTTGTTCTTGCCGCAGGAGATGAGGGCGACTGTTCGTTTCATGTATGTATCGACTCCGTTTCGTTATCGTTGATTATGTATTACTTTATCAATATATCGATATTTCGATAGATAGTCAACCCTCTTTAAACAAAAAAATGGTCGCCCCCGGATAGGAAGCGACTCAATGGTTTTAACGAGCTGCTAACGGACTCTCACCCCCGCTAACACACTCGGACCCCTGTTCCCGAGGAGGAGACAAAGAGGGCATGAAAGTTATGGGATGTGGATCGGCGCTGCAGGCTTCTTGATGTGTGTCTTAAAGATACCGACGACAGCGACCAGAGCGGCCACGCCGTTAACGATCGCATCGGCCGTCTCGTTCGGAATATCGATCCCAAACGCCGAAAGCAGGAGCTTAACCGCACCCGCGACTGCAGCGACGATCGTCAGCAAATTACGATCTTGATACAATGCCTCACCCCCTTTCGTTTATAAATAACGATAACGAAATAGATCTGTGACCGTTATTATTTATTAATTTAGTTCTTGTTATATAATAGCTTCTTGTTACATATCAAACTGTTAACATAGCAGTTTAAACATAGGCTATGTTAAATTATTTGAAATAGCCGAGATTGTCGAGGATCACGACGAGTCGATAAAAGTCGTGCGTTCCCTTCGGATCCGTGAAAGCGTGTTTCGCGATCGCACGCTTTACCGCCCCTTGCGCCCAATCCGGGACAGCGGGGAGAATTGGATCCGCTGCAGACCTCGCCTCCAATGCTGCGACCTTATCCTGCAGCGCTTTGAATGCTTCTTTTTCTGCTGCCGTCATTTCTTCGTCATCCTCTCCGTTAATTTTCTCGAGAATTGCAGCGATCGCAGCCTGTGACGGCCGGGATCCGCCGAGCCATTGTCGGATCGTGAGCCCGAACGCCATCTCGAGATGCGGCTGATCCTTGAACGTCCCCCGGAAATCTCCGCCCCAAAAAAACCCGAGACGTTTAGCCTCTTCGACGACCTCCATCCAATCAGCCATATGATCGCCGTCACCGTCACA